TAATGTTACTTATGCTTTTGGAAGTGGTAAAGTTACAGGTTCATATGGTGATGCTACAGCTAAAAAACATGCAGATACTAAATGGACCCAAAAAGAAATTGACGATGGTAATGCACCTTCAGGTGCTGATACTAATACTGTAAAAGTTGAAGGATTAAAAACAACTTTAATTAAAACAATTAAAAATCAAGCAGCAGGAATACTTGCAGACACAGATTGGTATATAGTTAGAAAAGCTGATGCAGGTACAGCAGTGCCATCTTCTATTACAACCCATAGAGCAGCGGTCCGAACTAAAGCAGCTGAAATGGAAACTAAAATTACAAATGCTAGTGATACACCAGCTCTTGAGACTTTATATACATATACAAAACAAGAAGATGGTTCAATTACTAGACCATTAGGTGAGCTGCCAAGATTGGAGTCGTAATGCCAATCAATAGTTTTCTTTATCCAGGACCAACTAATTCTAATCCTTATGCAGTAGACAACTCATGTAGGTTTAATGATGGTGATACTGCTTACATGCATAAGACACCTAGTAGTGTTGGGGATTTACAAAAATTTACATATTCTGTTTGGTTTAAAAGAGGAGTTTTAACTGGAGCAGAGCAATATTTATTAGAGTATAATGAAGCTGGAGATAATGATGATAATTTTAGAATTACTCTCTCTTCCTCTGACACTCTGTTTATACAAGACACAGAATCAAACACATCAAACTTAGATTTAAGAACAAATATGGTTTTTCGGGACGTTAGCGCCTGGTACAATTTAATTGTTGCAGTGGATACTACACAAGGTACAGCGGCAAATAGATGTAAAGTGTATGTAAATGGTACTCAAATTACAAGTTGGTCTACAGAAACCTACCCAAGTCAAAACTATAATACAAATGTAAATGTTGCTAATGAAAAATTAATTATTGGAAGAAGAGAAAGTATTTCAACACCAACAAGTTATTTTGATGGGTATATGTGTGAAGTGGTGTTTTTGGATGGAACACAAGCAAGTAATACTGATTTAGGGGAGTTTGATGAAGATAGTCCAACAATTTGGAAACCGAAAGATGTATCAGGATTAACATTTGGTACGAATGGTTTTTATTTAGATTTTGAAGATAGTGCTAATCTTGGCAACGATAAAAATGGTGGAACAGATTTTACAGAAGTTAATCTAGCCGCAACAGATCAAAGCACAGATACTTGCACAAATAATTTTGCAACTATGAATTCTATTGAAAATACAGCTGCATCTACTTTTTCAGAGGGTAATTTACAAGTTTTAACACATTCTGGAAATTTTAGTTATAATATTTCAACTATTGGAGTACCTGCTGGTAAATGGTATTGTGAAATAAAATGTACAGCGCAAAGTAGCGATGAAAATAAATTTAAAGTAGGAATTGCTGGTAAAACAACTGCAAGCACTTCTGATTTTTTAGGAGAAGATACTGATACTGACGATACTATTGCTTATAATGGAACTGATGGAGATTATCAAAAAGCTGGAACTGAAGTTTCTTATGGTGATTCTTATACCACAAATGATATAATTGGAATAGCTTTAGATGTTGATAATTCTAAATTATATTTTTCTAAAAATGGAACATTTCAAAATAGTGGAGATCCAACTTCAGGTGCAACAGGAACAGGAGCTATATCTACAGGTTCACCTAGTACAGGTTTTTGGCATTTTGCTGTAGGAGATATAGACAATGATACAACATACACATATCAAATAAATTTTGGAAATCCTGTTCATTCTATTTCATCTGGTAATAGTGATGCTAATGGTTATGGAAATTTTGAATATGCTCCACCTAGTGGTTATCTTGCGTTATGCACAAAAAATTTAGGAAGTGATGGAGGATAAATGGCAGTTTATACAACAATAGACAATCCAGAACTTTACTTTCAGAATAAGCTTCATACTGGGAACGGAACTGCAATAGGTAGCGGTGGTCAAGCTATTACTTTAGATGGTGATGTAGACATGGCTCCAAATTTTGTTTGGATTAAAAATAGAGAAGATGCTCACGGTCATCAATTATATGATACTGTTAGAGGTGTAACTAAAAGGTTATCAGCTAATAATACTGGTGGTACATCAACTGATACAGAGGGATTAACAACTTTTGGCACAAATGGTTTTACTCTTGGAAATGATGAAGCTGTTAATAAAAATACTGAAACCTATGTATCTTGGTGTTGGAAAGCAAATGGCACAGGTTCAACTAATACAGATGGAAATAATCCAAATACTGAAACTGTTTCTGCAAATACTACAAGTGGATTTAGTATTATCAAATATACAGGAACAGATACAGGCGGTCAGACTATTGGACATGGGTTAGGAGTTAAGCCTAAAGTATTTATTTGTAAAAATATTAGTGAAACAGATAGTTGGGTTAATTGGCAAGACACAACAAATGATGGAACTGCTGATGTAAGAATGAATTTTAATCAAACTGCCGCTGATAGAAACGATAACTTTATAACTTTTGGTACAAGCACAATAACTTTACCAAGTACATCAGATAATGGGTGGAATGGTAGTGGTGATGATCTAATAGCCTACTGCTTTGCAGAAAAACAAGGTTTCAGCAAATTCGGCAGTTTTGAGGGGAATAATAATGCAGACGGAAGTTTCGTATATCTTGGCTTCAAACCTGCATGGCTTTTGATAAAGGACATAGACAGTCAAAATACAGTAGGTGGTTCTGTTGCTACAAGTTGGGGAATTTGGGATAGTAAAAGAATGCCAAATAATCCAGCAAGTAATCCACTATGGGCGAGCCATGCTGGAAATGAAACTATTAGAGGAAATAATTCAAGTGCAAATACAGGTGGTTCTGATGGTAATGGATTAGGTGGTTTTATTCATCTTGATATGTTGTCAAATGGATTTAAGTGTAGATCTGCAACAGCGGAACTTAACGGTGCAAATACCTATGTGTATATGGCTTTCGCAGAAGCACCATTCGTAAATTCTAATGGAGTGCCTTGCAATGCTAAATAAAATGAAATATAAACAAGAAAAAAGGAGCACGAAATGTACATAGGAAAACAGCCCGTTGTGGGTAATTTTCAGGTCTGTGATTCAATATCCGTAGTCAATGGACAAGCAGCATACACCATGCAAGTTGGAGGTTCAAATGTTGAACCAGAATCAGCTAATCATATGTTGGTTAGTTTAAATGGTATCCTACAAGCTCCTACATCATCTTTTACTATATCAGGGGCCACAATCACGTTCGCCTCGAATCTAGCGACGGGTGACTCAATCGATTTTATAATGCTATTAGGTAACGTGCTCGACATCGGGACACCTTCGGACGGGACGATTACAGAACCAAAACT